AGTTGTGCTGACAGACGGCACAGGTGTATCGACGCTTATACTCGAAAAGGTGTAATATGGCTCACGTTCGGCAGCAAATCAGGGACTATGTTGCCGACCTGTTGGTTAACTTTATCTTTGATAGATTCGGTATTGTAATCCAGGATCGTTTTAATGTTAATCTTGAAGCTAGGCAGGGTGGCGAAACAGGCACTCTGTATAAGTTCCGTCGATATGCGCTTGATGAAGAAAAGCTTCCGGCGCTTATTGTTTACACCACGACTGACTTATCGCGTTTGGCGACCATAGGACAGCGGACGATGACCCACGACCTTGAACTGAGGGTGGACATCATAAACAAAGGGTCAAGCCTGAATATATTTGAGAACATTGAGCAGTTTTCGGCAGAACTGATAAGCAAGGTAGAAGATGATTTCTTTTTAGGTGGATTGGCGAAAAGCTGTGTGCTGGCAAGTTCAGATTTTGATGTGGAAACTGGCGGCGAAAAGGCTATCGGTTCCGGCAAGATGATATTTAACGTGCAATATACAACCGCCATAAATAACTGTCAGGTGTCAATCTAATGGCGCACATGAACCAACAGATCAGGGACAGGGTAGCCACCATTATCGGTGCGCTACCTTTCTTTTCTGGCCGCGTTTACAAGATGCGTTCATATGCCTTGGATGAAGCAAAGCTGCCAGCCGCTGTAGTTTACACCAACAGCCAATCGTCTTCGCTGGTTAGCATAGGCTTTAGGACGCTGCGTGGTTCGCTAAACCTAACGGTGGATATTCACATCAAGGGTTCCAGTGCGACTATAGTAAATCAAATAGACGATGCCTGTGTTCTGATTGAGGACGCCATTGGTTCTGATTTCTCGCTGAACGGATTAGTTAAGAGTTGCGTTTTGACTGAAACAGACGTAGACATTAACGTCGAAGGCGAAAAGCCAACGGCCTCTGCTCGGTTGTCTTACGTTGCTGAATATGTTACATCTATAGTTGATGTGGAGACACCAAGATGAAGATGGTCAAAGTTTACAACAAAGCTGGCGATGAGATACTCGCTTGTGAGTGTGATCTGGAGCATTATCAGTCTAAGGGCTGGGATGTTAAAAAGGCTGCAAAGCCAAAGGTTGAAGCAGAGAAAGTCGAGGAGTCTGAGTAATGGCTACGCATACTGGCAGTGAAGGAACGCTCAAAGTTGGTGCGAACACCATCGCAGAGATTCGGTCCTATTCTTTGGAAGAAACCGCTGACACTGTCGAAGATACTTCGATGGGTGATAGCTATCGCAGCTTTAAAACGACTCTGAAGGGCTGGTCTGGCTCTGTTGACGTATTCTGGGATGAGACTGACACCTTGGGTCAGGGTGGCCTTGTAGTGGGCGCTCAGGTGACGATCAGCGTATTCCCAGAAGGTGCGTCGGCTGGCGTATCTGAAAAGTATTACACCGGAACCGCGACTGTGACAGGAAAGACCATCACTGGCAGCTTTGACGGCATGGTGGAATCGACAATCACGCTTCAAGGCACTGGTGCTTTGACCGAAGCAACACTGGCGTAAGGATAAGACATGGCTACCCATACTGGTTCAGAAGGCACAGTTCGCGTTGGCTCGACCAACAACGTGCTTGAAATTCGTTCGTACTCGGTTGAAGAAACCGCCGATACTGTTGAAGATACCTCAATGGGCGATAGCTATCGCACGTTCAAGACTACCTTGAAGGGCTGGTCTGGTTCGGTTGATGTGTTTTGGGACGAAACAGACACTACAGGTCAGGGCGCATTAATCCCTGGCGCTGAAGTAGCTATCCGCTTTTACCCAGAAGGCGCAGTTTCGACTGACATTTATTACACGGGTCAAGCCATTGTAACTGGCAAGACTATTACTGGCAGCTTCGATGGTATGGTGGAATCCACTATCACTGTTCAAGGAACAGGGGCTTTGACTAGCGCGGCTGTATAATTAAAAGGACGATTAATATGAGTATTGCCAAGCGTATTGCAGAGCGGACATCGAATAAGCGTCACATAGACGTTCCAGAGTGGGGTGATGAAGGCAAGCCAGAGAAGGTCTATTACGGCCCTCTGCTTGCTGGTGAACTGAACCGCATTCAGCGCAAGCACCCCAACTTTCTAAGTTCTACATCATTTGATGCAATGGTTGACCTTATCATTCTGAAAGCTGAGAATGGTCAAGGTGAAAAGCTGTTTACGCTTGAGGACAAGGCTGTTCTGATGCGTGAAGAAGTATCTGTGATCTCTACTGTCGCCGCCGCATTCATGAGCGGGGACAGTGTAGAGGAGCAGGAAAAAAACTAAGAAACGATCCGTTTAGGTATAACCTTCTTACCTTAGCGGATCGGCTTGGCAAAACCATTGCGGAGATTGAACAAATCTCAATTGAAGAGTATAACGAGTGGGTCGCTTATTTTAACCTGAGCGAAGAAAGGCAAAAGCGTGGCCCAAGACCAAAGAGTTGAGTTTCTGTTTGCTGCTCAGGTTTCTGGGCAGGAGCAGCTTAAAAAGCTGACTGGCGCTGTTGATAGTCTTCGCAAGGAAATGGAGGCGCTTAAGGCTGCTAATGGCGGCGTAGGCGCGGCCATGACTGGCTTTTCAAAATCTGTCGGAAATGCAAGCAGCCACGTTCAGGCCTATCAAAAACACCTAGATGCTCAAGCCAAGGCGATGCGTAATGCTCGTCAAGGCACTCAGCAACTTGGTATGCAGTTTAACGACTTGGGTACGTCTATTTCTACGGGCGCAAGCCCAATGCAAGCGTTCAACCAACAGCTAGGTCAAATGGGTTACGCCTTGTCCATGATGGGTGGCACGGCTGGTAAAGTTGGAAACTTTCTTGCAGGGCCTTGGGGCGCAGCTATTGTTTTGGCAACAATGGCACTTGGCCCAATGATAGATGGGTTATTTGGAGTTACCGAAGAATCTAAAAAGACAAAAAAAGCTGCCGAAGACCTTGATGGTGCTGTTGAGGCCCGTCTGTCTTCAGAAGAAAATTTGCGCCTTGCGTTAGCTAAAACAGCTACAGAATATCGGAATATCAGGCTGGAAATGAGGGCAAACGCTCAAACAGCGGTAAACACTGCGTTAGTTGAGTTGAATGCTCGACGCGCAGTATTGAATGGCTTAATGGCTGAACAAAAAGCGATTGAAGGCACTATTAGTAAGGCTGGTGGCCTTCGTGCGCAATCTGAAATGGCGACTGGTCAAACTCTTAATTATGCTTCTGTAACTGGTGGAATACAAGATCAGCTTACCAATGTTGATGCCCAAACGGCAATTCTTGAGCGCCTTACTGCCAAACTTAATGCAGCAAATGTTGATGTCATACAGGCAAATAATAGGTTGAGCAGGGAACTTAATAAAAAGAAGGCTCGTACTGGAAAATCTGAAGCCGAAAAAGAGCGGGAAAAAGAGTTAAAGTCCATAGAGGCGTTTATGGACAGGGTTGGCAAAGTTGGCATGAAAGAGCTTCCAGCCTTTCAAAGAGACATCGCTCAGTTAGAAAAAGAGTTCATGGAACTGTCCAAGACTGGGCAGAGTGCGACCATTGCTCCATTTAAAGCTGCTGTGGAATCTATTGAGATGGCCCAGTACAGCGATCTTCTTAAAGCTGATGCCAAAGAAGCGGAAGGCATGATTAAGGACATTTTGTCTAATTTTGATGAAGTGCCTGTAAGCAAAGAAATGGATGCTATTTTAACACGCGCAGATGACATGCAAAAATCATTTGAGGCAATAGGAACTGCTGTATCTGACTCATTTAAGGGTATGCTCACTGGCGCAGCTTCGTTTAAAGACGCCATGAAGGGTATCATAAGCGCAGTCATTGATGAACTGTTCAGGCTGTTTGTTGTTCAGCAGATTGTTGGTATAGTTAGTGGTGCGCTTGGTGGCTTAAAGCCCGGTGGTGCTTCTGGCGGGGCCTTTGGTTCTAGCACTGGCAATTTCCTACCAGGCATTCCAGCAAACGCATACGGCGGATCGGTCACGGGCAACAAGCCAACTCTGGTTGGCGAACGCGGCCCAGAACTATTTGTACCCAGCGGCAATGGCACAATCATTCCCAACAGCAACATGCGCGGTGGCGGTGGAGGCGGAAGCCCTATTAGCATCAGCGTAGATGCCCGTGGATCAAACGATCCAGCCGCAGTCCGCGCTCAGGTGCAGCAGGGCATCCTTGAGGCTGCTCCTGCAATTATCGCAGCGGCAGAGGCTCGGACAATTTCAAGTATGCGTAGGCCGCGCCTCGGTGGAGCAATGCAGTAATGGCGACAATCACATATCCTTCAACGCCAAGGCCGCAGGGCATGGCATGGCGGCTGGTTATGCCAGCACAGACCAACGTATCTGATTGGACGGGTCGGCGTCAGACGCTTGCCTCTGGTCGCGGCTGGTGGGAAGCCCAAATTGCCTTCCCGCCAATTGTCGGTACGACTAACATTAATGCTTGGCGCTCGTTCATTGCCAAATCGCGTGGTTCAGCAAACGACTTTCAAGTTCCCGTCGATCCTGTTGCACAATCGGCTTCTACTGCCACGCCACTTGTGAACGGCGCTGGTCAACAAGGTCGGACATTGAACACTGATGGCTGGCCCTTATCAACCACCGTCTTACAGGCTGGTCAGTATGTCACCATCAACAACCAACTTTTGCAGTTGACTGAAAACGTCACTTCCAACGGCTCTGGCGTGGCTGTGCTGACGTTTGAGCCACCTGTCAGGGTGTCGCCAGCCGACAACGCCGCGATTGAATACAAGAACCCGTTTTGCCTAATGTATCTGGTAGAGGAGCCAACGCTTTCAGTTGAGACAGGTTATGTGTATAGCCTCTCGCTGAACCTACGGGAGTCCTTCTAATGGTTGATGCAACCACACAGGCTGCACTTGAAGCCACAGTCGTTAACTGGCGCGTTCTAATTTACGCTGACTTTGTGGGCGATGTCTTGCGCGGCACAAGCGGTCTTTATAACAAGACAATCACCGGATCGGGCGATGCTGAACTGGATGGAACTTACGAAGGTTTCAACCATGATCTGATTAACGTATCGCCTGTAAAGCATAATGAATCCGG